TAGATTAAAATCTATATGAATAATAGGAAAGGTAATAGCTGTATGAAACAAGAATGGGAAGTAATTTTACAAGACCCACTTTTGAACTGGTTAAAAACGCTGGCAGAAGATGACGTATTAAAAATCTATGCGACATTGGAATTATTATCGACAGAAGGTCCACAATTAAGCAGACCTTATGCGGATACGCTACAAGGTTCTAAATATACCAATTTAAAAGAATTGCGAGTACAGTCTAGATTGTCAGTATTCCGTTTATTTTATATTTTTGATCCTGTTAGACAAGCGATTGTCTTATGCGGTGGAGATAAAAAAGGCAAGAAAGAAAAACTCTTTTACAAAGAGATGATTGCCCTAGCGGAACAAACCTATGATGATTACCTTTCTGAATTTACCAAGGAGCAAGAAAATGAGCGTAAAATTTAAAGATCTGATGAATAATCTTCCAGCTGAAAAACAAGCAAAAGTAAAAGCTATGGCAGACGATATGCGAATGGAGTTGCAACTTTACCGTATTCGTGAAGAGTTAGAGCTATCACAAAAGCAAATGGCGGAAGCATTAAGTATTTCTCAACCATCGGTGGTTGCTCTTGAAAAACGTGGTAATGATATTAAATTATCATCAGTTAAGCGTTACATTGAGGCAATGGGCGGTATTTTAAATTTATCAGTTGAATTACCAACAGGGAAAACGGTTACTTTCAACTTATAGTAAGGTGGCAATATATGCGTGATTTTATCCAATTTTGGGCAAAATTATTTTTTGTAATACTTATCGCATTAGGTGCGTTATTCTTGTTATTTGCTGTTGATTTTACTTATATTCTCGCCTTTTTCGGGATATTTGTTGCGTACTTCTTGGCTCTTTTGATTATGGTTATTATCAAAACGAATAAACATTATGATGTATTAGAAAAAGAGGCACGAGAAAAACAGCGTGTGAAATATGTCATTATTAAATAACTAACACATTTTTAGAGAAGCTCGCATAATGCGAGCTTTTTTTATTGGGGGAAATATGTCATCGCTTGGTAATTTGAATATCAGTCTGAACTTAGAAACGGTTCAATTTCAGCAAGGATTAAGCAAATCGGCCTACCAATCACAAAAATTTTCAAAAGATTTTCAAGTAAATCTTGCTGCTGCACAAAGTAGAGCAAGACAATTTTCCGAACGCACTACCGAATACTTAAATAATATCGAACGTGCAGCAAACTCAATCAATAAAACGGCAAATATTGGCTTATTTTCGAATATCGCAGGTTGGGCAACAGGTAATTTATCCTCAGCCGCCTCACAAACGTTGAAATATGCGGATAGCTATACCGAATTACAAAACCGAATGCGTTTGGTTACCGACAGTCAAAATGAAATGGTTGCAGCAACCGAAGCTGTATTTGACATTGCTTTAAGAACCAATCAAGCAGTCGGAGCAACCTCAGAAGTTTATCAACGTTTTGCGAAAAATGCAGAAACATTAAAAATCAGCCAAGCTCAAGTGGCAGAATTAACCGAAACGGTTTCAAAAGCCGTTGCGATGTCAGGGGCAAGTTCCGCTTCTGCAGAAGCAGCGTTAATGCAATTTGGGCAAGCAATGGCAAGCGGTGAATTACGTGGCGCTGAACTGAACTCTGTAATGGAACAAACACCAGGACTTGCGCAAGCGATAGCGGATGGTCTAGGAGTAAGTGTAGGTGCATTAAAAGATATGGGGAAAAATGGAGAGCTGCAAATCCCCAAAGTGATCGCTGCTCTTCAAAAAGTTAAGTCATCAGTGGATTCCGATTTTAATAAAACCATCACCACATTATCAGCCTCTTTTACTAATCTTGAAACCTCAATGATGAAATTTGTTGGCGAGGTTGATAGCACTTATGGTGTTACTCAAAAGCTCGGCGATGGAGTTGAATTTGTTGCAGATAACCTCGAAGAGCTTGTTAAAGTTTCAGGACTATTTATTGGTGCTTTAGCGATTGGTCATATTAGTAAATATACCGCTGAACTCGCTAAGAAAAGTTATTATCACGCCCAAAACGTTATTGCCGTAACCAAAGAAACGCAAGCTATTTACGGCAATGCGGTTGCATTACGCACTACTGCTCAAGCAGAGTTAGCAGGTCTTGTAGCCAAACTTAAAGTTGCACAATCTGAAAAAACTTACTATGCCTTGCGTGAACAAATAAAGGTTCAAACTGCTCAAGTTATTGCATTAACCGAAGCAGAAGCCACCGCAAAACGTAATTTAGCCGCAGCAAATACCTTAGCTGGTACAGCTGCACGAGGATTACAAAGTGCAATGGCTTTATTAGGTGGACCTGCTGGCGTTGTAATGATTGCAGCAAGTGCATTGGCTTATTTTGCTTTTTCTGCTTCTGATGCAGAAGCCAAAGCACTTGATGTAGCTGCTGCAAACAATCAGCTTCAAGAAAGCTATGATGGTTTAAGTGAAGCTATTCTTACTACAAAAATCTTCGAGCAGATCGAAGCGATGAAAGAACAGGAAGAACAGATTCAGAAACTCGGAACAGCTATGATTTCGTCTGAATTTTCTAACCGTCGTGGTGGTTGGTTTGCTGATACCTTACAAGATGTGGAAGAAAAGACGGCGAAATATCAACAAGCGGTCGAAGTGGCTTCTGCTAAAAGCAAAGTGTTCAACAATATGCTACAAGCGGTTGCCCAAGCAATGTTGAATAAAGGTAAATCCGTTGATGAAGTCAAAGCCAAACTAGCCTTGTTCAATGTGAGTGCAGAAAAAGCCGATCAAATTATCACAAATGTTAAGGACAGCTTAAATAATGCCTCAGATGCCACAGCTAATAATGCTTTGGCGGTGTTAGATTTAGCAGACGCTCAGAAAAAGCTGAATGAACGCTCACAAACTATTCAGCAACGTTTGGAAATACTGACGTTAAAAAGCCAAGGTCACGCTAAGGCTTCTTATATTCTTTCAGGTCTATACGATATGCTTGGTGCTTCGGGTGCGAAGTATTCCGAAGTGTTAAATGCGATTGCTCGTGGCGATGTTGCAGCAGCAGAAAGTGCCGCAAAAGCAATTAACCTTTCAGCTGAGCAATTAAATACAATGCTTGAAATGGGTAAAAAGCTTGACGGTATGTTTGCTCAAGAAGAAAAAGTTAAAGCGGTTGAAATCAAAATTAAGGAACAAGAAGCCGTAACCAAACCGAAGAAAGAAAAGAAAACATCAAAGACCAGTGGCGAAAACGCTCGTGATACTTGGTTATCATTTTACGATGAATTACGCCAAAAAAGCGGTTCTAGTTTAAATGAAATAAATCTCGAAGAAACTAGAATGTTTCAACGACTTGAAGAGCATATGAAAAAAGGCGTAGTTTCTCATACAGAATATGAGACAGCTAAAACAGCCATCACACAACGTTTTGCGAAAGAACGTTTAGAGTTAGCTGGTAAATATGCTCCTGAAAAACTACTTTCAGCAAATTTAAAAGATGAATTATCTGCTATTGCCGAATTGCGTAAGGCTGGTCAATTAACAGAAAGCGAATATCAAATTGCAGAGCAACAATTAAAATTTGATTACGCTCAAAATAAATCGCAACAAGCTATTAGCCCGATAGATCAAGTGCGTGGAATGTATGATTCTGAACAGGATTTGAAAAATCAGCAATCCCAAGAATTAGCCCAACTCCAAGCATTTTATGATCAGAAGCTGATGAACGAAGAAGAGTTCCAAAAACGTAAACAGCAAATTATTTCACGTTATGAAAATGACCGTTGGCAAAAAGAAATGGCTGAATATGCGACTGGACTTAGTGATCTTGGCGGTGCATTTGATGTTCTTACATCAACGGTTGAGCAATCAGCAGGTAAACAGTCAGCTGCTTATAAGGCAATGTTTACTGTATCCAAAGCATTTGCTATTGCCGAAGCTAGTGTAAAACTATCACAGGCAATTGCTCAGGCGATGGCTGATACAACTGCACTTACGCCAGCACAAAAATTTGCGAATATGGCGGCAGTTGCAGCAGCTGGCGCAAATGTTATTTCTCAGATTACTAGTGTTGCCTTTGCGAAAGGTGGCCACGTTCAAGGACCAGGGACAGGAACAAGCGATTCAATTCTTGCTCGATTATCCAATAACGAATTTGTGATGACATCTCGCACCGTAGATCATTATGGCGTGGGATTTTTAAACGCTCTTAACCAAAGACGTTTACCAAAATTCGCCAATGGTGGTCACGTTGGTGGCAAGTCAGGCAATTATGATGGGTTATTCAATAGTAGTAACAATGCCCAAAGTAATGAAGTATCGATTACAATCAACATTGATCATAGCGGTAACGAAGAAATTACAATGGAACAAAAAACAGCACAAGGCAAAGAGCTTGCGATGGCAATTCGGGCTAATGTCCTTGAAGAATTGAACAAGCAACGTCGCCCTGGTGGCTTGCTCGCATAGGTGGTCAATATGGCATTAAAAACGCTGTCGTGGTGTCCGCAACCAGGTTATACCGTGGAAGAAGAACCACGACGAAAATTGCTGAATTATGGCAACGGCTATCAGCAACGAATGGAGGATGGTATAAATACGCTACTGCGTAAGTATTCCATCACCTACAAGATCAAAAACAAAGAATCGGCACAATTCCGCAACTTTATGAAAGAACACGGCGGAGTTCGTGCCTTTTATTTTAAGGACGTGGCACTTGGTAGCGAGTTAGTAAAGGTTGTATGTACTAAATTTCCTCGACAAGTGGGAAAAACACACACAATATTTACTTGTGAATTTGAAGAGGTAGCTTAAAAAGCTTTAAAGCAGTTTAAAAGAAATTTAGCCATTAAGTTGTGAAAATACATTTAACAAAGCAAGCGTGTGGAAGTTCTTCCACGTTACACAGAAAATTAGCATTGTTATGATTTCACAACGCAATCGGAAAAAAAAACAAACCCCGAAGCGTTAGCAGCACTTCGGGGTTTTTTATTTACCCCTTATTCCAAGTTTAACCAACTAAGGAGCAATTTTGATTAAGTATACACCAAAACATCAAGTTAAGGTAGGTGGGAAAATGAGTAAAGAAGGCGCCGATAAAGTCGGGAAAATGTTAGGTTGGTCAGCAATTATTGTAGCGACAGGTGTTGCCATTGGCGCAGCGTGCTTCGGGATTAGCTTTATTCTATGAAAAAATGCTAGAAGTAATTTCAAAAGAACCTGTGGCACGTAGATTTGCCTACGTAGCTCTATTTTTAGCTTTATTATAGGCACTTATTGGTTTGCCCTAATTTTTTGAAAGCTATTAGTGAATTTATCACTATTTTATGTTAAGAGTTTGATTTTTTTATTACAATCACCATATATAGTTTTCCAATTTTTATATAAAGGAAAAACAAAAATGATAGACATAAAAAATTCCGATCCTAAAATAATAGATGACACTTTTTATAACGAAGTTCATCAGTTTGCAGCATTAGATTTTGAAGTAGGAAAACATAATGGGAAATTAGCCCAAAAGGGTTCTCCATTAGAAAGAATTCGCGTTGATCACCAGAGACTATCTCAGTTAATGAAAGAAAAACAGGCAATAATTAGCCCTATTCCAACACCAAACCAATTAGATATTGTTTACAAACTAAGTTATCAAGGACAAGAGTATTTATTAGATTCAGAATCAATTAGCGACATAATAAAGTTTTTAGGCTAAACAAGAATGCCCCTTGACACAAAGGGGCTTTTTTATTGGAGAAGAATATGCCAAAAGATCTACCGTCAAAAATGGTTCAGGAATTGCCAAAACTGGAACAAGGGGCGTTGATTGAATTATGGGAAATTGATTTACGCCATATTATCAACAGCAAT